ATATAAATAGTATTGAAATTATTTGTATGAATGGAAATGGTGTTAAATGTCAATCAGAAAGTTTTATCGTCAACTGAATCCAGTTGACACATCTAAAGTATCACATGTTACTAGGATTCAGAGTTTACATTCTGAGTTAACTGAAGCGAATCTAAAGAAAGCTGATATTGCAAAACGTGATAATAAAGCAGTTCTTCAAGGTATCATTGATAGTAATACAAAGATACCTACAGATGAAGGACAAGTATCAATTGCTTGGATTGATAATGCACTGAAAGTTGCGTTTGATAATGATGATTTTGATGCTGCGTTTCCATCTGGTAAACCATCATTCACTGCCTCTAATGGCAAATCCCTTAGAATTACACAAATAGAAAAGACTGCCGAGTTTGGTGGTGGTAAAGGTTCTGGTGGCGGTTCTTCTGGAACTCGTGCCGCTGAATCTGCACAATGTGTATATTGTCAGGCAATCTGGAATAATCCAAAAACAGATTTCAATATGTTAGAACTTCAAGCTGCATACGCACAAGTAAAGGTAGATGCAAGTTGGGAAGAGATTAAAAACTTATCAGACGATTGGGTTGTATCTTCTATCTCTGTCGCAAAGGGATTATATAGAACACTTGGTAGAAATCAATATAGTTTCCATAGAGGTTCAGAATTTGTAGATATGATTGAGGGTTTATTTAAGAACTCTGGTCAGACTTACTTTACAAATGTAAACAAATGGACACCAGCAGATATTTGGATGGTACAAGATACTAAACTTAGTAACTATGATTTTAGTGGAAATAGTGGAAGCCCTGCACTTCCTTACATCAATCAGGAATTATTGAAGGCATATGCTGCAAGAGATATTATTGGTGTGTCTTTGAAGAAAACAACTAAGGTTAAGTTCAAACAAATTAATTATAAGAAACCATTTAAGGCTCCAAGATATACTAAAAAAACTTTAGGTAAGAGAAACTTCTTTGCTTCAAAGGATGGTTATATTTTTGGTGCTGGTGGATTAGAGATGCAGTTTAGAACCTTCCCAGCATTTCAGGCAGAGATTATTGGTGGTAAAGCAAAACATGGTAAACTCAGTGGAGATAGTGGTATCAATAGTCCTATCGGTAAAGTTTTACAGGGGGTTGGTGTAAGAGATTTCCCAACCAGAACTGAAGTTACTGATATGATTAAAAGAGAGAATAACAAGTTTTTTGAAATGCTTTATTCAGAATATCTTTCTGCTGGAGAGGATAGTAAAGTAACACTTAATGATTTT